TTTTCCTTTGCTATCGTTCTGATCCAGTTACGGCGGTCTAATGGCAGCACAACTTAATCCTGTTGTTTACGGTAAAGCTATCCAGTACCAACTGGCTAACATTGTCACGCCTGTGCCTGTGTATGCTGCTTTTAACCGTAACTTTGCGACACAGCCTAAGTTTATTACTTGGATGCTGCGCGATGTGCATCAACCTGTATATACGGGAACACAGCAAAGCAACAAAGGTATTGATCGACCCGTATTTCAGATTTCTATTTTCACTCAACAGATTGAAGATGGTTTTACAATATCAAATCAGATTCTGCAAGCCTTGCATGGGTATAGTGGGATTTTGGGCAGTCCGGCAGATGGCTTTTACATCTCTAAAGCTGACGTTATGTGGCTGTATAACAGTTATAACGATGAGGAAAAAATGGGGCAAATTTTCTTGGATTGCACCATTGACATCCCTGCGTAAAACAAGACAATTGTTCAACTTTTAAAGGATACTCAAAATGGCTTTACCAAACAAAGTTCTTCCCGGTTTTACGGCGGCGTTATACGCACAGCCCGGTGCGGCTCCTACTCCTTTGACAATTGCACAGTTGTCCTTGGTTGCAAGCGTTTCCCCATTGGCTGTTAGTGGCAACTTGATTCCTGTGGAAGCAATACCTGCTTTTGGCATGGATGACGCTGTTGCTAGTTTTAGCGTAGCTGGTTCGCGTCAAAGCGACAAGATTCCCGTTCAAGCTGCTCCAACTTCCATGACTATTACTGCTGCATGGAACCCTGCTGACACCAACTTGCTGCTGATGCGTGCTGATGCCTATTCTGGCGTAATTGACCGCACTTTCATTGTCTCGGCTACCGAGGGTGCAAACATTGTTTATTACGCCTTTAACGGGCGTGTAGGCCAGTTCCAAGTGGATGCTGCTCCCGGTGCAGAAGCCAAGGCTACATTCACCATCCATCCCCGTGGCAACCAGTACGGTTGGTCTAACAACGCTTAAGGATTTATCATGGCTATCCCTGCAAAAGTTCTTCCCGGTTTTGCCGCCTCGCTTTGGATGCAATCGGCTGCTACTCCAACTCCATTGACAACAGCTAACTTGTCGGTGTGGGTTGGTCAAGTAACCACCATTGTGGGTACTGTGGCTAACGGCACTGGCGTTGCTGGTGTTGCTGTACCTGTCGAGGCCATCCCTGCCTTTGGTATGGATGATGCTGTGGCAAGTTTCGGTGTTGCTGGCTCTCGTCAAAGCGACAAGATTCCTGTGCAAGCGGCTCCTACAAGCATGACCATTACGGCTGCTTGGAACCCTTCTGACGCAGCGTTGTTGCAGATTCGTTCTGATGCTTACTCTGGTGTTGTTGACCGCACTTTTGTGGTTGCAGCGGTGGAAAGCACAAACACTGTGGCTTATGCTTTTAACGGGCGCGTGGGTCAATTCCAGATTGACGCTGCTCCCGGCGCTGAAGCCAAATGCACATTTACTGTTCATCCGCGAGGCAACCAGTTTGGCTGGTCGAACAACTGATGAAACTCTCTGACGCTATCGAAGCAATTGTGACTAGCTACGGCGACATTGATCTTGTCGCCCGTGGCATGGCGGTTGATGCTGATGAGCTTGCAAACGCTACAGCAGCACCAGATACAGCCGAGGCTATCGCTTTGGCTTTGCTCAAGAAGTACAACGTGACTGCTCCCGTGGTGGTCATTGAAGAAGTCGCACAAGAAGTTCCACCAGACACAACAGAGTAACAAGACATGATAGTAAAAGACAGCAACGACCTTCTAAACTTTCTTGTAGCCCAATCCGATTCCTCAAAGAATTGGTTTGGGTTTCAGCAACAAAGAATTACAGCAATTGCCCTTGCACACGACATTGCAAGGAATCATGCTGATAAGATGACTCCTGAAGAAGCCGTAGATTACGCCATAAATTTGAACGAATCAATTTATCACAAGATCATCAAATCAAAATAACAAGAGTTTGTCATGGGAGTCACAATCAAACTTGAAGGCATTGGTGAAGTTGATAAAGCGTTAAAAGCGTTAGAGTATGAATTTGGCGATAAGATGGCTAGAAGCAAAGTTCTTATCCCTGCTGTTCGTGAAGCACTTAAACCTGTGCTTACGCAAGCAAAAGCAAATGCGCCTAAAGATTCTGGCGACTTGACAAGATCATTGATTGTTGAAGCTAGAAGGCCAAATAGACGCGACCGTAGAAGCAAATATGTGACGCAAACAGATACAGTAATTGCAGCGGTAACAACAGCATCAGGAAAAAAATTAGCAAAGATGGGCATTAAAAGCGATGCCCGTGCTATTGCACAAGAATTTGGCACAGCGAGTCACCCGGCGCAGCCATATCTCAGACCCGCACTAGAAGCAAATGCCCAAGAAACAGTTAGCAGATTGGGTCAAATTTTAGCGCGGCGCATTCAGCAATTTCGGGAAAAAAACAGTAAAGGATAAAAGATGAGCAAACTATCGGCAACGCTTGGTGAAAAATACCAAAGCAAACGAACAACAATTTTCACCCGTACATTTGAATTGGGTGGACACACATTTAAAGTTCATATTCCATCGGTTGCAGAGTCTGATGCAATCTATCAAAAGGTTATGAACCCATCAGACGAATGTATTGCTGCGCTTTATGCCAAGATGGTTGAACCATTGCTTGTTTTTAAAGACAGCGCCAAGCCTGATGATGGCGTAGAGTTTTTGGAAAACGATGTTATTGTCCAAGGCCGTTCAATGCTTGAGGCTGCCAAAAACAAAGCAATGACCGAATCAAAGATTACCGAATACATCAAGTTGTTAATTCCTGAAAATCCAGAGGAAACAATGGACAGCATTACTTATGCTGACATTGAAGCAGAATTTCCTTTGGCTATTCAATTGACATTGATTGAAAAAATTGCCGAAGTTATTAGCCCTTCTTATAAGGAAAATCGGGGAAACTGATTGGCTCGTTAAGGACACAGGTGGAATGCGCCATGATCTTTAACGGGCATACCCATGATACTTTGGCCCAAATTGATGAAGTCAGTATGTCGCAAATAATGACGATGTACGCTGACGGTGTTGTGGGCAATTTTCAAATTTTGACAATTCTTGGTCAACTAACTGCTGGTGTGTTTAATTACATCCGATCAGCTAACAGCCCTGACTATAAACTTGCCAGAATACTCGGGGTTGCTTATGATTACATCATTCCCCCGGCGAGTCCGCAAATGCAAAAAGAAGCTGCAAATGATGCGCTAAAAATGTTCATGGCGACTGCACCCGGCTTTAACGAAAACTTGTTTAAGGCTAAAAATGGCTAACTTTATTGGCAGACTAGGCGTATTGCTAGGATTGGACAGTGCAGAATTTCAAAAAGGGATTCAGCAAGCAAGTCGCCAGCTAGACACTTTCGTTGAAAAGGCTAGAACAACTGCTGCTGTAGGCGCAACTGCGTTTGCTGCTATGGCATATCAAGCCATGAGGTTGGCAGATGAAATTGTTGATACAGCCAAAGCCAATGACATTGCGGTAGACAGTGTTCTTAAACTCCGCAGTGCTTTAGCGTTAAGCGGTGGCGAGGCCGAGAACGCTGGCAAATTTCTTTCTTCATTTACAGCCACTATTGACAAGGCTGCTGAAGGCTCTTTTGAAACGCAAAAGACGTTAAAGACTTTGGGTGTTTCATTGGGCGATTTGCGAACAATGAACATTGATGAGTTGTTTACCAAAACGGTTAGCAGCTTGGCAACAATGGAAGACCCGTTAACGCGAAATGCCAAGGCTATGGAGCTTTTTGGCAGGGCCGCTAAAGGTGTTGATTTTATTGAGTTGAATGAACAACTTAAAAATGGCGCTGGCGTAACAGATGAACAAGCTAAAGCCATTGAAGATGCAGCAGCGGCTTATGACTCATTGGCAAAAGCTGGTCGTGACTTTAACGTAATGCTTGCATCTGAGCTTGGCCCATCAATCAAAGCAACGATTGATTACATCGGCGGCATGAAAAGCGAATTTGACATTACAGGCAAAGTTTTTAAAACTGTATTTCAAACTATTGTTGTTGTTGCTTCTGACGTTGTTTTTGTCATTAAAGGTATTGCCAATGAAATTGCGGCAATGTATACCTTTGTAGAAACTCTAACTACAAAAGGTCTTGCGGCAGCAATAGCAAAAAATAATGAATATGTAAAAAGCGCAATTAATGCGCGACAAGAATTAGATAAATTCCAAGCCAGTATATTGGGCGAAAGTGGCGCACCGACAAGGCGCTCAGATTTTACAAATAAACCTAGCGGCCCGGCTCGTAATGTTGTTGCTGGTGTTGACAAAGAAGCCTTGGCAGAACAGCGCCGATTAAAAGTGGAAGCCGAGAAAGCTGCTAAAAAAGCTGCTGATGAAGAAAAGAAACGTCAAGAATTGATTGGTCGTGGTGCTGCCGAAGCAGAGCGTCAAAAAGAAGAAAATTTTCTTTTATTGTCTCAACAACAAACAATGTATCAAAAGGGCAATGCTGCCCAAATAGAGCGTCAACAACTGGCAAGCATTGAGATTGATCGCGCTAAAGAAATGCTGGAACTTGTGTTCCAAGGTCGCAATATGCGAGGCGAAGAATTGCAGCTTGCACAAGAATTAAAAACAATTGAGTGGGCTAGGCTGGATGCAATTAAAGAAATCAACGCCAATGAAACGCTAACAAGAGAAGCAAGAATTGCCGCCATTGAGCGTGAAAATGCTGCGGCTGAAAAGTCTGTTGAATTGGCAAAAACACGTTTGGAATTAACTCAAGGAACACGCAAAGGAACTTTGGCTGAAGGTTTTTCTAATGCTTTGCAAACAATGGGTAGAAATGCAGCAACAGATTTTGAGCGTGGACAACAAGCGTTTCAAACAGTCATGGGGAACATGGAATCCGCAATTGATAATTTTGTTAGAACAGGCAAATTGTCATTTAAAGATTTAGCGCGCAGCATCATCCAAGACATTATTGCAATTCAGATGAAAGCTGCTGCAACAAAAATTCTTGGTGGTTTGTTTAATACTGGCGGTGGTGGTGGTGGCACAACATTGTCTCAATTTGACTATGCGGTGATTAGTGGTTTTGCCGATGGTGGCGAACCTCCTGTTGGTCGCCCTAGCATTGTGGGTGAGCGTGGCCCAGAACTGTTTGTGCCAAAAACTGCTGGAACAATTATTCCAAATCACGCATTAGGCAACATGGGCGGCGGTCAAACAATTAACTACAATGGCCCAATCATCCAAAACATGAACGCCATTGATACGCAGTCAGGGCTACAGTTCTTGGCCAAAAACAAACAAGGTGTGTTTGCTGCTTATCAAAGCGCAAACCGCAGCATCCCAATGTCACGTTAAAGGTAAATCATGTCAGTACCAAATACATTTGCAACGGCAACCACTGCAATACCTCTTGCTAATTTGGATAGTAACTTCCAGTACTACGACAATGCTTTCCAGATTGCTGGCACGGCTATGGAGGTGAATTACACCTTCCGCTTAGAAGACTTTACTGACAACACCAAAAAAGCTGAGTTTGTGTTGACTGGCATCACAACCGCTACAACCCGCAGCTACACATTGCCAAACGCCTCTGGTACGCTGGCATTGTTAAGTCTTGCACAGACGTTTAGTGCTGCACAGACTTTCAGCGGTTCTGTAACTATGTCTTCTGCCACTGGTACTTATAACATTAGCTCGGGTGGCACAACTGGAACGGTAACAATTGGCGGCAATTCGCAAACTGGCACACTTACGTTTGGCCGTTCAACCGTAAGCCAACAGACTGATATTCAAACTAACGCAACAGCATCCGGCAGCACCAAGACAATCAACTTTGGCACTGGTGGTTTATCAGGCTCCACAACCAACATTACTTATGGTTCTTCTGTAAGCGGCGCTACGGTAACGCACACGTTTAATTCTGGCGCAACTCAAGTGCTGCTTGATGCAAATGGATTGATTGTTAACAGCGGAAGTCTTGAAGTAAAGACTGGCCCAATCATCATGTATGCCCCTACTCCAACAACAATAACGGGAACGGCAACATTAACAAACGCAGACATTCAAGCGCAAATAGTTAACACAACGGGCGCTGGAACATACACAGTGACACTTCCTTTGGGGACGACTTTAGAAACACTTATTGCTTGTGATGCTGTTGATATTGGATATGATTTTTATGTTATCAATACCAACACATCAACTACTACTAT